TACTACGCACAAACAAAGTACCGTTATCGGGAAGCGGCGCAGTATTACCGAAGGCAATAGACATTAAAGGCGATATAACGCCCATGATCTCACCGGACCCGCTGAAGATTGTAGAGCCAGCCGGAGCGTTTAGAATGTTGTTAGCCATTATAACAATCTCTACCGGCGTAGTACCCCAAACAAAGCCGCCGCCCTGAGTGCTTAGGTAGTAAGTAGTAGACGTAGTTTCAAACTTTACCCGCGCCGTCTGTCTCCATCTAAATACTTGATCGGACCCGCTGCTATTTTGAACCTTCCAATTACCCTGCTCAAAAGAAATATCATAACGCCCCGCATCTGGCAAGACTCCTAATGTTACCTCGGTTCCGCTTGTCCTGATCCATTCCCTAAGCTCAGGCGCTAACAGCTCATCGAAATTATATTCTACCCTGGCCGTGCCGATAGCAGGTAGATAGCCGTACTCTGAGCCGTTTAGTACATGATTACCGCCCGTAGCGCTGAGGTTTATAAAAGTGTTCCAAGGCGTAGCCGTAGAGCTTATACCCGTGGCTAAAGTTGGGTCTATTAAGCTGGTCCCTAAGCTGTAGTTTTTCTGGTATACGTTGTACTTACTTGGGCTATTAGCGTACTCGCTTATCTGTATAATGTTGTAAACCCCCTCAGCGTAGAATATCCGAGCGCCGAAGGTGTGCATAATGCACTCTAAAAGATCGTACCAAGTCCTATACTTATAGGTCCCGTCATCTTGCTCTAATTGGTGCGCGTACTCTTTGTTAGTGATAGACCAGCCTAACGCATCCAAATAGTCCGGCGGCGTTCCCGTGTGCATCTGGTCTTCAAACCATCTTACAGACGTCCGTATAAACTCGTCCGTACTGCCCGTTAAACTGTCCTGCTCGCCGAGCATATAGGTAATCAGCGTAAGAAAGTTGCTGAATTTATTAGTAGGTATTTCTTCCTCTATACCTTCCAAACGCCCAAGGCCGCAAGTAGCTTGGAACTCTACGGCAAACGGAAAGGCATTGTAAGGAATCCGCATAAGGTCCTGAAGGACCAAGCCCTGCCAGAACAGAGAGCCGTTACGCTGTATCTGTATGAAGTACCTATCTTCTTGGGTCTGCGCTACGGCGTGTAAAAAGGTAAGGTCTGTACTGTCCTCGGCTATAAAGGTCAAGTTTACGCGGCTGCCCTTTACCCCTTTAAAAGCATCGTCCCCCCTATTGCCGTATATAAGGTCAAAGCCATTTGGACCCGTTACGAGCTTTCTATACTCTACAAGCTCTAAAAGTGCATCGGGCAGACATTCGATATTTAGAACCGTCCCGCCGTCTGCCTCTACTCTATCGGTGTAGCTTTCGTATTGGGTGTCTATAATGTCTAATATCCAGGTGTAGTTACCCGGATCGTCCGTAAACTTAGCGCGATATTTAGCCCCCATTGGTCCGGCGTGTAGTTCTTTGCGTTCTATTTATAGAAGTGGCTAAGTCTATTCCTGACAGAATAAACCCACCAAGCCCCCCGGCTGTTCCCGTAGTGCCTTTACTTGGGTCTCCTAAAAATGAAGTTTTAAAGGTCTGTCCAAAGCCTAAGCCGGTAAAAGTGCTAATAACCGCAGCAAGGGCCGCAGCTGTAAGAGCCGCCGCAGCCAGTCGCGCTATCATATCTTTTAAAGCCTTTTTGAATACGTCAAAGAAGTTTTCCCCTCCTATTAAGGCCGCTTCGAAAGAGCTTTGCAATACGCCCCCAAAAGTTTCAGCAGCAGAAGCCGCAAAAGCAAGGGCAGCAGTATACTGGTCTAAAGACTTTGTAGCATCGTCTAATACTTCTTGCTCTGGGTCTAAACCGATGTCTGCTAAATCGCTTAAATCGATAGGCTTAAAATCCATTCCCAGCAATTTCCTAAACGCCTCGCCCGCATCGCCCATTAATAAAGACTCTAACTCAGCGTTTAAAGCCTCCATAGACTTTGTATACTCTTCTAAAGACCTCTTTTCTTTGAGCTGGTCGTTAATGCGCTTTAGGTAGTCCTCTAACTTTTCGCCCGTGTCTGCGCCATCGTCCTGCGCTTTATTTAAATCTTCCTGAGCCTTTTTATACGCCTCAAAATCGAACGTGCCGTCCTTTATGGCCTTGATCATTTCCCGCTGCTCCTCCGTAAAGCCGTTGGCTAAAATCTTACCCTTCTCCTGAGCGGTAAGAACCCGGCCCATAGCCTTGGCCAAAGCGTTGAAATTCTCCTCACTCAGCTTCAAAGGTGCTATAGTGAAGTTTTCAAAAAATTCAAGGTTAAAGTTCGCGAGAATACGGCTTCCTGCTAATAGTGCTCTGTTGTATGCAAGTTGTACGGGTATTAGGTTTTCCCCTATCTCCGTTTTGATGTTCTCAAGCTCGGCCCTTTGTGCTGCTATTTCCTGGCTCGCCGTTAGAGCTATTTCGCCAGCCTTACCTAACTCTTCTTGGATAATGATTCCTGCGGCCTCCCCAAAGTCTCCTACCTTCTTAATCTCACTTTGTAACCTCGCGGCGCTTATGCCCAGGTTATCCATAACCAGCGTAGACTTGCGGCCTATACCGTCTATGATGCTATTTACTAAGTAGTCTACACTTTCGCCCGTCTGTGCAGCTCGTCCAGATGCAAATTCAAAGAAGGTAGCTAATCGGTCTAACGGTACTTGGAAGTTTTCAGCCCGGACCGCTTGGCGCATTAACTCTACGTCCGTTACGGTTCCCCTTGTAGCTCTTCTAAGGTTGGCTAATAGATCGGGCTTATTAAGGCGCTCAAAGGCAGTCCGTACCCCCTCAGCCCTTGCGGCTAAGTCTGCGGCTTCCTGGCCAAATTGTACGATAGCACGAACAGAGAAAGCGGCGGCAATGATTCCGGCCACTTTACCGAAAGACTGAGCGGCTATATTTTTAACCTTATCGCCGGTAGTCTTTACGTTACCTTCTACCTCGCTTAAACCCCGCTCTAACTTGTCCAGCTTGGCGCCTATCTCTACATTAAGCTCGCCTATAGTATTAGCCATTCCGCATAAATTGTTTTAGCGCCTCTTTCGTGTCCTTATCTATGCCGTCTACCTCGCCCGCATCCATCGGAAGTTTAATAACGTCCTGCGGCGTTATAGTATGGCCCTTGCTCGCTTGGATGTTTACCATATAGCAAATACCCATACGCCACCGGTGCCACTCCATTTCTTCGCGCCGCTGATGGCCTAACGCCCGGCGCATAAACTCCCGGTGCGTCATGGACTTAAACTCTGCCTCCCGTAGTGCTAAGTCCCCGCAAGCGAGGTTTAGCAAGTCCTCCCACGTTAGGCTACTGCCTCCCCCGTGTCCTCTTCCGTAGCTTTCGGTAGGGTATTGACGGCCATAACAAGCACATCAACGATAGCAGAAGGATTACTTTGTACATATCCTAAAGCGCTGTTTAAGTCGTGTTCTGGTGTGTCTTTCGCATCATCGCACCAAGCAAGGTGAGCAGCTAAATAGATAGCAGCAAACCCCTTCCAGTCCGATAGCTTGACCCGTGCGGCGGCTATTCGTTTGTCCTCTTCCGCCTCCCGGACCCGTTGGAAATATACGAGCGCATCGCTTAGAGCTTTGTAGGTTTCGTCCACGTACTCATGCCCCAAGATTTCGCCCAGGTGCAAGGATGCGCCGTTATTCCAAATAACTTTAGCTTGCGACATCGCGGACGATTGCGCCGGTGATCTGAAGAGTAGCCGTGCAAGTGCTTACCTCGTTCTTAGGACCGTCCCAGTCCAAAGTAGATACAAGGCAGGAACCAGTAAGAACCTCCGAACCAGTAGACGCATGACCGTAGACGTAAGCGGTAGAAGTACCACCCTCCCAAGCATCGAAGATGTCCCCGAAGTTGGCTGAACTTACGTCCGGATCAAAGAGAAAAGTAGCCGAGATAGTCCCGCCCTTTTCACCGGCCAAGTAGTCTTTAGACCCGTTAGACTCGTAGTTAGTTGCATCGATCATGTCCGCAGACAGAGATACGTTAGAGGTAGTTACCCCTTTCAAGAATGTTCCTGCGCCAAATTCAAGGCGGATAAAACGGCCGTCTATTTTCGCCATTATGTAGAGTTTTTAGATGCTACAAAATTAGGCAGAAACAAAAAAGGGCCACTCTCCAGCGACCCTTCAAAACCTAAATTGTAACCCGTTATGAGAAAGCTACGCGGCGAATGTATTAAATCTCTTCAACCCTTACAAGCCAGTCCAAAGTTACAGACCATTCGTACCGGCTGTCCTGGACCTCTGGTAAGACATAGTTTACCGCTTCTAATTGCTGAGTAACGATGTTAAAGCCGGTTACTGTTATACTGTCGAAGGTAGTCGGCTGCATAAGGTCCGCTACGGTGTCCCCAAAGTTGTTTAGATCCTCGGCGCTTATGCTGGTCCGCTCGGCTACTATTGCACATTTCACAGATATAGCAACCTCGTATATAAACTCATCCTGCGGCCCGGTCTCGTTTGTGTTTAGACCATAGATAAAGATATAAGCCTTATCCGCAAAGGTTGGGGTTTGTGAAGTGTACGCAGGAATATAAGACCCCGTTAGGCTTGTATTGTCGCTAAAACAAGTACTTACTATAATGCTCCCGCCGTCATCTATAACGCGCTGGACGTAGTTAAGGTTATAGGCTCCCGCCAATTCCGGGGCCAGTACCTTGTCCTTTAGTAGCGTATAAACCGCTTTAAGTATTTGCCCCTGCGCTAACTTCATGTAACAAATTTACGGCGGCCCGCGCCCCCTTGTCCATCCGTCCTACTATTTCCCGGTAGTCCTCGGCTCGTTCGTTCTGGTACTTCTTAAACTTCCAGATATTCGTTTCGCTCTTAATGTCCACAATAAACGGCCGTTCTTCTTCGAAGGTTTCCATCCATACCCCGGCGGCCTTGAATTGCTTTTCGCTCAGTAGGTCCAGCTGGTTATTCATAGCCTTGGGCCATATAGGGCCGTTCTCTAAGACTTTATCCATAGCGGCGGCACTCCATAGCCTACCGGCACCAAAGACGCTATTTACGCTTGTATGCGTCATAGCCGTACTTACCGCCCTCTGGGTACTCGGTTCTATAAAGTAAACGGACCGGCATCCTACGTACTGTACCCCTCTGGTTAGGGCCTCTTCGTAGTATATGTCTGCTTCCTCTATAAATACATCGTCCGAGCCTATTTGTAAATAGTAGTCAAACCGCCCGCGCATTATATCTAAAATAGCTTCCTGCTTGTAGCTCAATGGGTCATTCTCGGCAAATACAGACGCATACGGATAGCCGTAGTGATTGACCACTTGGGTAAGGTCATCCGGAAGCGACCAGCCTACGCATAGCTCTAACTCTATGCCCATATTTCGCCAACGTATACGCATGGCCTTGAAGCTCTCTAAAGCTGCTCTAAGAACTAACGGACGGCCGTACAGCGGCATCCATACCCCTACCTTCATCTAACGAATCTAAGTATGCGTTTAATCCTCTTCTTGTAGCCTGGTATAACCTTCATATAGGCCGGTCTTAAAAAAGGTTTGGGCTTTGTTCCTTTTTTGGCTATAGTCTTCTGTACAGCGTAGGCCGCGCCCTCGTCTCCTAACTTTCTCTTAGCCCATTGTTTTAAGGGTCCGATAGGCGCCCAATGTGGAACGCTCCCAAACTCTACAGCGGCCGCATATTTCAAAGCCGTACCGACTATATAAGTAACCCGCGCAGCTTGGCCCCTGAGCCTTCTGCTAATCTTAACGGATCGCGCTTGTCGTTGTACTTGAATAGATGAACCTAACCGGCCCAGGTTGTGGGGTGCTTTACGTGCTGCTAACTGCTGGACCTCTAAGGCAGCGTACCCAGTTTCCTGCTCTATCTTCTTAGCCACTCGGCCGCCGTAGGCCGATAGATCGCGCATGAGCTTGTCTATTTCGCGCTGGTCTACTTTGAACTCTATACGCACTACGCTTGTCGCTCTACTGCCTGGAAAGTTACGAAGGCCCTATCTGGTCCCTCTATGGCTGGACCGTCTACGCTCAGGCTTCTGCCTCTATATTCTATTCTAAACACATCGCTGGGAAAGTCTGGGCCGTCAATATCTCCGGACCAATCCAAGCGGGAACGCATGGTAATTTCATACCTGGCCACGTTCAGTACTCGCGCATCGTCCGCATTTTTAGAACTGCCTAACCGCTTGACGTTTGCCCAGTCCGTAAAACTTACGGACTCTTTAGACCGGAAGCCGCCCATACTATCCGCCTGAGTAGTGTAGGCGTAGCACGTTACTTGCTCATTTAGTAGCCCTGGATTCATAGAAACAGCTTAGTACGTTCCTTAGCCAGCAGGCTGTTTAGATCGGCTTTAAGGTTACTTACAATAGTACCCGTTACGCTTATGCCTCGGTTCTGGTACAGCTCGGCGCATATCTTAATAATAGCCTCTTTTACGTTCTCAGTAACGTAGGAAAGTTGGGCCACATAATCAACCGTATAAGTAGAGTAGGCCGTAGGCGATGGAATACGAAGCCGTCCCCCGGTTAGTAGGTAGTAGTCTTCGTCTGCTGTTAGGGTAGTGTTTGCCCCTTCCAAATCCTGGCCTACCACGGAAGTAATAGAGCTTACCGGACCCATAGGCAGCACGTATCTAAGTTCTCCGGCGTCCATATCTCGGTCGTCATCAAAGTCCCAGAGGATCGCCTGCATTCGGTTTTCATTCAAGCTCTGGCCTATGTAGGTCTCTACGTATCGCGTAGACGCCTCTAACTGCCTATCTATTAGGTCATCTTCGCCGGTAA